CTTTAATAGATGAAGGTACTTTTAAAAATATTGGTGCCATTACATGGGACACGACTGCTAAAACAGGAAATTTTACAGGAGTCAGCGGTAACGGATATTTTGTAAACACCACTTCAGGTGCTATTACAGTTACGCTGCCATCGTCACCAAGTGCAGGTGATGTTGTTGCTGTTGCTGATTATGCAAATACTTTTGACACTAATAATGTTACAATAGCTAGAAATGGATCTAATATAGAAGGTCAGGCGGGTGATTTTAAAGCAGCGATAGAAGGATTAAGTATATTATTAATTTATGTTGATTCAACAAAAGGTTGGGTATCAATCGATTCTGGACAAGCAAGTTCTATTAACAATGCTGAATTTATAACTGCAACAGGTGGAACAATAACAACTGTGGGAAATTTTAAGTTTCATAGATTTACTGGTCCAGGAACTTTTACAGTTTGTTCTGTAGGTAATGCTGCAGGATCAAATTCTGTGGACACCGTTATAGTAGCAGGTGGAGCTGGTGGTGGTTTTAACTCAGGTGGTGGAGGAGCTGGTGGTTTAAGAGACCTTACATCTATTCCAGTTACCGCTACGGGTTATCCAATTACTGTTGGTGCAGGTGGTGCTGGTGGAGGACCTGCTGGCCCTACTAGAACAGGATCTACTGGTTCTAATTCAGTAGCAGCTTTATCAACTCCATACACTTCAGCTGGCGGTGGTGGAGGAAAAGCCGTAGGACCTGGATCTGGAGTAAATGGAGGTTCAGGAGGAGGAGTAGGAGCAGGATGTGGTCCTGCTACTGGAGGAGCGGGTAATACCCCTCCCGTTAGTCCATCTCAAGGTAATCCAGGAGGAGATTTTACCATACATCCTGGAGGAAATGGTTCTACAGGAGGAGGTGGTGCAACCACAGCAGGAGCTGATGAACCAACTGGCCCTACAAAACATGGATCAGCTGGTGGTGCTGGAAAAGATGTAAGTCCAAATTATCCTGGTCAACCAAATTCAGGAATTTATGCTGGAGGTGGTGGAGGTGGAGCATTTTCTTATCCCCCTGGTTCACCTGGTAATTGTGGTGGTGCTGGCGGTACTGGTGGTGGAGGAAATGGTGGAGGTCCACCCGCTACAGGATTTGCAGGAACTACAAACACTGGAGGTGGTGGAGGTGGAGGAACTGCTGGATCTGGCGGTGGAGGTGGTAATGGTGGTTCAGGTATCGTTATTATTAAATACAAATTTCAGTAGTTGAATAAGAATTAAAATTAATATATAAGGAGAAATATTATGGCACATTTCGCAAAAATAGGAGCTAACAGTAAAGTTATTCAAGTAGTAACACTTGATAACAAAGATATGCTTAACGCTGATAGTGTTGAAGATGAATCAGTAGGTCAACAATATTTAGAAACACATAATAACTGGCCTGCACAAATGTGGATTCAAACTTCATATAACACAGCGGGTAATCAACATAAAGAAGGTGGAACTGCATTAAGAGGAAACTATGCAGGTATTGGTTATACTTGGGATGAAGATAATCAAATCTTTTGGTCTAAAAAACCTTACGCTTCTTGGGTAAAACATATTGAAACTGCCTCTTGGAAATCTCCAATTGGTGATGCTCCTGAACTGACAGAAGAACAACAAAATCAAAATACAGCAGATACTCATAAATGGTTTTATGAATGGAATGAAGCTAATCAATCTTGGGATTTGACAAACTCTAAAGCATAATATATATCAGGTGGTGGTATGGACAAGAAAGTATTAAGCGAACAAAGTTTATTCTATGGTGATGTAGCAATGCCTAAAAATTGGGACATTGACCGAGATAAGTTATCAGGCGACATCCTACAATCAGTAATTCAAAACAAAGATTTTCCATTTTCAAGAACTTGGGATATGTTAAATACATATATGCAAGACCATGTTGGTGTTGAATATGGTATTAAATTAATTAACAAATCAACGTGGGGAAATATCTATAAACCTGCGGAAACAACAATTCCTTTATTACAAGTTGATCCAGTAGATCTACGAAATTCTCCAGACTTTACAATGCTTTATGGTGTTAAGGTTAAAGATTGTTTTGTTCGAATACATTATAAAGACAACAGACGTAAAGGAAGAAGTTGGGATATAGAATTAAAAAACAATATGTTTATTATGTTTCCATCAACAAATATGTATTACATAAAAAACAAACAGAAAGATTCATTGAATTTTATACAGACAATAACTTATGAATATATCTAATTATTATTGGTATTTTACATCTGCAATACCTCCTAAAATTTGTGATGATATAATTAAATACGGGTTATCTAAATCTGAATCTATGGCTAGAACTGGTGGTTATGGAGATAGAAAATTAACTCATGATGAAATTAAAGATATGAAAAAGAGAAGAAATTCTGATTTAGTTTGGTTAGATGACACTTGGATATATAGAGAATTACATCCATATATACATGAAGCTAATAGAAATGCTGGTTGGAATTTTGATTGGGATAGAAGTGAGTCTTGTCAATTTACAAAATATAAACTTAATCAATATTATGATTGGCACTGTGATAGTTGGGATAAACCCTATCATAGACCTAATACTAATGAACATGGTAAAATTAGAAAACTATCTATGACTTGTCAATTAACAGATGGCTCTGAATATGAAGGCGGTGAATTAGAGTTTGATTTTAGAAACTATGACCCTCACATGAGAGAAGAAATTAAACATTTAAAACAAGCTAAAGAAATATTACCGAAAGGATCTATTATTATATTTCCTTCATTTGTATGGCATAGGGTAAAACCTGTAACGAAAGGAGTGAGATATTCATTGGTTATGTGGAACCTTGGATATCCATTTAAGTGAATAAAAAATTTTATTTTTTAGCTGGTTATTCTAGATCAGGAAATACATTGCTGTCATCTATTTTAAATCAAAATAAAAATATAGTAGCAACCGCAAATAGTCCACTAATTCAAATAGCTTATAGTATTAATGAAATGTATAATTCAATATGGATAAAAAATTTTCCAGAAAAAAAAGGTGTTGATAATTTATTAAAAAAATTGTTTACAAATTATTATGAACATTTAGATGCCGAAGTTATTTTTGATAGAGCAGGGTGGGGAACTCCTTTAAATTTAACATTTCTAACAAATAAAATTATAGAAAAACCAAAATTTTTATTACTGGTTAGACCTCTAGTAGAAGTTTTAGCTTCTCTTGTAAAAATACATAAACCAAAAAATGTTTATGATTTTGTATATTTAGAAGCCATGCATCCTGAAAAAGGTAAAGTATATTGGGATTGGTTATCTACTAAAACAATTATTACACAATATAAAAAAGATTATTTATTAATTAAATATGATGATTTAGTTAAAGAACCAAAAAATAAAATAAAAGAAATATATGATTTTTTTGAATTAAAACCATTTAAACATTCATTTTCTAATTTAAAGCAACTTTCTATTAATGATATTAGATACGATGATTCTGTTTTTAACTCCAGCTCTTTACATTTAGTTAAAAAAAATATAAATAAACAAGAGTATGCAGTAGAAGATTATCTACCAGAAAGTATAATTAAAGAATATAAAGAATGGGATTATTTTTAATATGATTATAAATGAATATTTTAAAACACCTATATGGATTGAACAAAAACCTGAATTTGTAAAATCTCTAAATAAAGCTTCTAATCAATATATAAAAGACGCTAAAAAAAGAGAGAAAAATTACATTAAAGAATATGGTGACTTTGGAAGAAGTTATCATTCTACTCCACTTGCCTATGATAATAAATTTTTAGATTTTAGAAATTATATAGGTCAAAAGTCTTGGGAGTTTTTAGATTGGCAAGGTTTTGATATGCAGCAATATACTACAGTGTTTAGTGAGTTATGGGTACAAGAGTTTGCTAAAAAAGGTGGAGGACATCATAATGCACATATACATTGGAATCAACATGTATCTGGTTTTTATTTTTTAAAATCAAGTGATAAAACTTCTTTTCCGATATTTCATGAACCACGTACTGGTGCACGTTCTACAAAATTAAAATTAAAAAATAATAAAGGTATATTTCATGGAACTGAATTAATTCATTTTAAAGTAAAACCTGGAACTTTAATTATATTTCCAGGATACTTAGAACATGAATTTGCAGTAGATCATGGCGTAGAACCTTTTAGATTTATACATTGGAATATACAAGCTGTACCAAAAGAAATGGCTAGAGATGTCATTTAAAAAAAATAAATACACAGTTATTAGGCAAGCTATCTCAAAAGACTTAGCTACGTTTATTTCAAATTATTTTTGTATGCAAAAACAAGTTTTAGATACTTGTAGAAAAGAAAGATATATTTCTCCGTATGAAACTTTACTTGGATATTATGAAGGACAAGATGAACAAATACCTAATACTTATTCTTGTTATTCAGACATCGCAATGGAAACTTTAATGTTGAAATGTCAGCCAGTTATGGAAAAAACAACAGGATTAAAATTATATCCTGCATATACTTATGCAAGAATTTATAAAAAAGGTGACGAACTTGTAAGGCATAAAGATAGATTTAGTTGTGAGATATCTACTACTATGAATTTAGGTGGTGATCCTTGGCCTATATATCTTGAGCCATCTGGTAAAGAAGGTATGAAAGGTATTAAAGTAGATTTAAAACCAGGAGATATGTTAGTATACTCCGGTTGTGAATTAGAACATTGGAGAAATAAATTTAAAGGCAAAGAATGTATTCAAGTTTTTTTGCACTATAACAATAAAAAGACTCCTGGATCCAAAGAAAATATGTTTGACAAAAGACCACATTTAGGTCTTCCATCTTGGTTTAAAAGGTAGTATATTATAATAGAGACAGTGGACACCACCACATACCACCACTGTCTCTTTTATAATATTTGGATAACTATGCTACAAAAGCTTAATTTTAAACCTGGTTTTAATAAAATGGTTACGGATTCAGGAGGAGAATCCCAATGGGTAGATGGCGATTTTGTTAGATTTAGGTATGGTTTCCCTGAAAAAATAGGGGGCTGGAGTCAATTAACTATCGGTAATAAAACACTACCAGGTGTTGCAAGAGCACAGCACGCTTTTACTAGTATTGCTGGTGAGAAATATGTTGCAATAGGAACTTCACAAGGTTTATTTTTATATTATGAAGAACAATTTTTTGACATTTCTCCTTTAGATAATGATGTAATTACAGGAGTTACTTTTACTGCGGTATCAGGTTCTGCCACAGTTACGGTTAATAAAACTTCACATGGTTTATTAGATGGAAGATATATAACATTTACTAGTGTAACCGTTCCAACAGGTTCAGGTTATGCTATAGCAGATTTTACAGGTAACACTTTTGAAGTTTTAAATAAAACAGCAAATACTTTTCAAATAACTATGCCTTCAAATTCAGCAGGTTCCACATCGGGAACGGGATCAGCACAAATAGATCCGTATGAAGTAGTGGGTCCAACGTTTCAAACCGCAGGTTTAGGTTGGGGAACATCTACATGGGGATCAAGTACATGGGGAACTGCTAGTACAACTAGTTCTGTAGTATTAGATCCAGGTTTATGGTCCTTAGATAACTTTGGTCAAGTGTTGGTTGCAACTATTCGTAATGGTAAAACATTTACATGGAATGCAGGTGCAGCTAGCCCAAGAGCTAATAGAGCATCTACAACGACATCTGGTTTTGCAACAGGAAGCAGTCCAACTTCTTCAATACTAACGCAAGTATCAGATAGAGATAGGCATTTATTTCATTTTGGAACTGAAACAACTGTTGGTAGTTCTACAACTCAAGACCCAATGTTTATAAGATTTTCAAATCAAGAAGATTTAAATGCATACACACCTACAGCAACAAATACTGCTGGTACTTTTAGACTTGATAAAGGAAATGAAATTGTAGGAGCAGTGTCGGGTAAAGACTATACGTTGGTTTTAACAGATACATCTGCATATGTAATTCAATTTGTTGGAGCACCTTTTACCTTTTCTGTTAGACAGGTAGGTACTAACTGTGGGTTGATTGGTCAAAATGCACTTAGTTATTCTAATGGTATTGTTTTTTGGATGTCGGGTGAAGGTGGGTTCTTTATGTACGATGGTACTGTTAAAATGCTTCCATGTCCTGTTGAAGATTTTGTATTTACTACAACAGGAGATAATTTAGGAGTAAATTATAGTTCTAATCAATTAGTTTTTTGTGAACACAATAGTTTATATAATGAAATAAACTGGTTCTATCCTTCAGCAACTTCAGATCAAATTAATAGATGTGTAGTATATAACTACGCAGAAAATATTTGGACCACAAGTTCACTAAATAGAACTAGTTATCTTGATCAAGGAGTTTTTGATCTACCTTACGCAACAGAATATAGTAAATCTGCTACACCTAATTTTCCAATACAAGGTATAACATCTAAGTATGGTTCGTCTACTTACTATGAACACGAAAAAGGAACTGATCAAATAAAAGCAGGAGTCACAACATCTATTGATGCTTTTATTCAATCTGGTGATTTTGATATTACAGCAGGAAAAGGTGTATTAACAGATATGGGTGATTTAAGAGGTGATGGTGAATTTATTATGTCTGTAAGAAAATTTATACCTGACTTTAAAGTGTTAAGTGGTAATTCAAAAATAACACTACTGTTGAATAATTATCCAAGTGACACAGCAAAAAGCTCACCTCTTGGTCCATTTACAATAACATCATCTACAGATAAAGTAGACACACGTGCTAGAGGAAGATTACTTGCAATTAAAATAGAAAATGATGCTGTAGGTGAAACATGGCGTTATGGAACCTTACGTGTGGATATAAAACCAGATGGAAGAAGATAATGGCAAAAATATCATCCTATGTACCAGAACCAAAACAACAGTATGACGTTGAAAACCAAAGACAAATTTTACAATCAGTAGACTCAATTAAAAATGAATTAAACTTTTCATACCAAAAAGACTTGAAAGAAGAACAGGATACATATAATTATTTTTTATCATGACAATACAATATAAAAGCGAAGTATTTGATTTAACAGATACTAATTTAACTACAGTCCTAACAATATCGACTTCTGCAATAGCAATTGTAAAAACTGTGCAAGCTAGTAATAAAGATGCGTCTAACGTAAATACAGATTTTTATTTAAAAAAATCTGGTGGTAGTGATGTAGAAATAGGTCATGCGCAGCTTAATAAAAGCATGACAAATATGATTGTAAACACCTTGAATTTAGAAGCAGGAGATGTTATTAAGATCCAAGCAGATGCAGCAAATAAAATAACAGGTGCTGTAAGTTATGCTTTGATAGATAGATCACAGGAGAATGGATAATGTCAGATGATATATTAAAAATTGATTGTACTACAACGATAGTATTAAGAAACACCAGAACAAATAAAATATATATAGATGAAGCAGAGAAAGATGCTGATATCGCAGACCCTAATACTGAAACAGCAGCAGAACACATTGCTCAAGATTTAACAGTAGAGGTATCGCCGAAAGGATTAAACGTTTTACAGAAAGTTATGAATCAAAATAATGACAAATCAGAGTCCTAGGGGCGGAACAGAACTTCAATTTGAATATTTAAGAAACCACGTTGATTCTAAGTTATTAGATCAAGTTCAAATTTGTACATCTGTTCCAGAAAAAATACCACTTCATTCAACTAAGTTAAATATACTTTGGCAAAAAAATTCATGGGATCAACCTAATTTAATTAATTGGTTTAAAGATAAATCTAATCATAATAAATATGATTGGTATGTATTTAACTCTAATTGGAACTTTGAACAATTTATTAAACAATTTGATTTGCCCACAGAAAAATGTGTTGTAATTAAAAACGGTATTGAAAACGTAGAAGCTGTATCAACTACATATAAAAAAGGTGATCCAATAAAAATTATTCATCACTGCACACCCTGGAGAGGTCTATCTATATTGTTAGGTGCTATGCAACTTGTTAAAAATCCATTAGTTAGTTTAGATGTTTATTCTTCTTGTGAAGTATATGGTAAATCTTTTTATGATCACAATGATCACTATTACCATGAGCTATACGATCAAGCAAAACAACTATCAAATGTTAATTACATTGGATATAAATCAAACGAATACATTAAAGAACATTTAAAAGATTATCGATTATTTGTGTACCCTAGTATTTGGGAAGAAACATCTTGTATATCACTATTAGAATCTATGTCTGCAGGTCTGTATTGTATTACAACAAACTATGGAGCTATATATGAAACAGGAGCAGAGTTTCCAGTATATGTACCTTACTCAAATGATTACAAAAGTTTAGCTAGAAAGTTTGCAAAGAGTATAGAAGTTGCAGCAGACACGCTTCATAGCACGGGGATCAGGGACCATTTAGAAATTCAAAAAGATTATGTTAATAGATTTTATGATTGGAGTATTAGGTCCATAAACTGGACTACTTTCTTACAAGGAGCAATAAATGAAAAACAATAAACCCATTTGGTTTAACGAGGATACTTATCAAACAATAAAAGAGAAAAAAGTAGAAACGGAGACTTTAGAAATAGATATAGGACAAGAACCAAAAGCTAAAATAATGGTATGTACTCCGTGTCATAGTGATGTTTCAATGCACTACACACAAGCTGTTTTAAAATTTCAAATGGAGTGTATGAAACAAGGTATATTGGTTAGTTTTACTTTATTAAAATCATCTTTAGTTACCCAAGGTAGAAATTTATGTGCAGCAGAATTTATTAATCATTCAGATAATTATGATTATTTATTATTTATTGATTCAGATATAGATTTTGAAGCAAATACAATATTTAAAATGATAGGTGCTGACAAAGACGTTATCTCTTGTCCCTATCCAATGAAAATGATCGACACAGATAGAATGTGGGCAAAATTACACCAAACAGATTTAGTAAAAACAAAAGATGATTTGTTAAGAGCAGGTTATTTTTTTCCACTTAAACTAGATAATAAACAGGAAATTATATCAGATCATGGAGTTATAGAAGTTAGCCATGCTCCTACTGGATGTATGTTAATTAAAAGAAAAGTAATAGAAAAAATGATAGAACACCACCCTGAATTAAAGATATATCAACCTACTATAGTTAATGGTAAAGAAACATCAAAAGAAAATTTTTATAATTTATTTGATACATTACATGATGTAGAGACTAAAAGGTACTTTGGTGAAGACTTTGGTTTCTGTCAAAGGTGGACAGATATGGGAGGTAAAGTGTATATTTATGCACTAGACTACATTACACACGTCGGAGAACATCAGTATTGCGGCAGATTCTACGATCAATTAGAAGCTTTAAAACGTGTTGACGTTGACAAAAAAATCAAATAAAGTATGATATTTCAGGTTATCTACGCCTGTTTAAAACTTATATTTATTTGGAGAAATAAAGGTGACCAAAAAACCAATATTACAAGGCGGAGTACAAAACTACCTAGGTAAACAAAAAGAAGTTACAGCTCCTGTAAAATGGAAATCTAGTCCAAATCATCCTGAAACAGAATTAGCGTATATTACAAAAGCAGAAAAAGATTTACTTGTTAAAAAAGATCTACATGGATCATTAAAAGGTGGTGTTAACAGAGGACCATCTGGTATTATGAGTTTAAATGGTTATGGATCATTCGATGGTCCAGATCCAAGTAAAGATACAGGTATGTCTGGTGCAGCAACAAGTGATGCAGAGGCAGGTTTAAATACAGCTAACACAAGAGCTGAAGGTCCTGGAAGTGCAAACTTACCACCAGGAGTTAGAGATAAAGGTTTAGACGATTATAGAAATCAATTTATTGCAGCAGGTGGTGGACAAAGAGTTAATCCAGGTTTTTTTGATAGTAAAAATACTGTGAGTCCTGCTGAAATGGCAAGAGCAAAAGCATTTGCAAATAACCGTGATAATATGTTTGCAAGGCAGTCTATGAGAAATACAAGAGGCGGTGGTTTAATGGGCTTTCTTACAAGTGGCGGTCTTTTTGGAAATCTTATAAGAGGACTAGGACAGAAATTTGGTTTAGGTAAAACATTCGATCAGCCAACTTATGACATGAGAGGCATCACATCAATAAATCCAACTTATATGAATGATTTAGGTAATGAAGTAGCATTGTCAACTACTGCTAGCCCTAACCCATTAAATGATGTTGTTACAAGCACAGGATATCCTGGAGAAAATAAAAATTTTATTACAACAACTGACGATTTAATATCAACAGGTGTACAAGATGGACCTTATGCAGGGATGTATGATTATTTAGAGGCACCTCCAATAGGTGAAAATCCTTTGAGCCGTTTTATTTCTAATTTAAATTTTGGTATAACACAAACACCGCAATTTGATAACTCACCTTACGGAAGAATTAATGATGAGGACATGGTTCCATAATCGTATTGATTATGTAAGAAAAAGACTATAAAAAGGTAAAACTATGGCAATTTCAAGAATGAATATGGAAAGACAACTTAGAGCTGGTGGTGGTATCATGACACTAGAAGAGCCGAGACAAGGTTATTTTTTAGGTAAATTAGTTAAGAAAGCTAAAAAAGTTGTTAAAAAAGTTGTTAAATCACCATTAGGTAAAACTGCACTATTAGCAGCAGCTGGTTTTGGAATACCTGGAACAAGTTTTGGCGGTCTACTTGGTAGAGCTGGTTTTGGTGGAGCTGCAAAAGGTATATTTGGAAACACCGGAGGAATAAGTGCATTACTTGGATCAGGTGGTAAATTTAGTACACTTGGGGATTTATTTAGAGTAGGTGGTAAAGAAGGAGCTAAGTTTAGTATACCTAGAATATTAGGTGGAGCACTAGGAGCAGGCGCTATCGCAGCACCATTTTTTATGGGTGGTGATGAAGAAGAAGCAGATGATAGTATACCATTTGGTGACCCACTACCATTAATAGAGGGTGTTAGAGATAGAGCTAAAGCATATTATTCAGATCCAACAAACTCTGCATTATATTTTATGCCTCCTAAGTCAGCTGTACAAAGATCTTATTACGCTGCTGATGGTGGTAGAATAGGTTATAGACTTGGTGGCTCAGCATTTGGACTGCCCGGATTAGCTATAAAAGGTGGTCAAAAAATAGGTGAGATGGTTAAATCTGGTGTAGGTAAAGTTAAATCATTATTTGATGATGCAGATATAAATGTAAGTATTAGAGACGAAGACGTTATGACAGATTTTGGACCACAAGCACAAGCTGTTGGTCAAGATGTTTTTATAATACCTAAGTCAAGAAAAGCCGTAAAAGTAATGGAAGATTTAATTGACGAAGGTTATGACATTACTAAAGATGCAGATGGTGAATACATTATCAATGCATTAGATGAAGGAGCTTTGGATTTAATTACTCAAAGACTACGAATAAATAGTAAAAGTGCGGATGATTTTATAGCAAGTCAAGATTATTATACGGGTGGAGAAACCGGTATGATGGATGAAGAATCAAGAATGATCTATGACGCTTTAAGAAATAGAAAAGCAGACGGTGGTATTATGGACCTAGGAGGTCTAGAAAAAGATTATAGAGAAGGTGGTTTTGTACCACTAGGAGCTGAGGAAAGAGCGGACGATGTGCCAGCTAGACTTAGCA